ATCCCATTTAATTTCGATGAAGTCATTCGTCAGAAGTTGTATCAAGAGAATGTGATTCGTCGCATTGCCAAGGTCACTCGAATTGATGGAACAAAGAGAATCACCATCGAAGCAGCACTTCCAACAACTGAACTTGTTGCCGAAAACGCTGCAATGTCTGCTCCAACTGATCCAACCTTCGGTTCACTTATTGATGTCTTCCCATACAAGTTCCAAACCAAGGTTTCCGTTACTAACGAATTCCTTGAGGATGCTCTTTCGGGAACTGGTGGCGTTGGTGGAATCATGGATTACATTGCAAGCAAGATTGCCACTTCAATGGCAAGATCGCATGAGAACTTCTTCTGCAACGGAACTGGTTCTACTCAACCACAGGGTGTCGGATATTTGACAACCGACTTCCTTTCAGCAAACCGTGTTCTTCTCACAGGAACCACAGGAACCGCTGCAAGCATCAGTGGTGACAACATCGTAGACACCTACTTTGCTGTTGCTCCACAGTATCGTGCCAACGGTTCTTGGGTCATGTCTGACGCTGCTATGAAGACAATCCGCAAGATCAAGACACTTGCTTCTGGCTCCAACGAATACATCTACAAACTCAACGATACTGGTGATCTTCGTGACGGTGTTCTCGGAGTTCTACTTGGTCGTCCTGTATATGTTTCGCCATTCTACAACACCACTTCTGGTGCTTCCAAGTGCTTTGCTACTTTCGGTGATTTCGGACACGGATACGAAATCTTCGACCGCAGCGGCATGAATATGCTTGTAGACCCATATGTTGATGCTGCTAAAGCACTCACCAATATCTACGCATACAGCAGACTCGACAGCAAGATTACTACACAAGAAGCATTCTCTGTCCTCGGCAACTCTGCCTCCTAATCTTTTTCCTTCCTTCTGGGAGAGGGGGATGAAATATTCCCCCAATCCTTTTTCTAAATAGTTCGGAGACAAAATGAGCGTAACACTACAACAAGTCAAAACAGCACTCAAGATAGATTATTCCACAGATGACACCGAACTAACTCGTCTTATTTCCGCTGCCAATGCATTCATCTTTGATTATACTGGAGTGTCATTGGAAACAGCAAAGAAAACACAGTATCTTTCGTGGTGGATGAAAACACGATTTACTGATGCACCATTTGTATCGGTTGACAGCGTAAAATACTACAACAGCAGTAATGCACTTACCACAATGCCATCAACCGATTACTTCATTATTCGGTCTGAAGCACCATCCGTATACATCAACTTTCAAGAGTTTCCAACCGTATACGATGGAACTGAAATTCAAGTAAACTACACAATTGGATATGCAGACACACCAGAGCATTTCACTCAACTTGTAATTGCTCTTGTCGGTGCTTGGTATAACAATCCCGAAGCAACAGCACCAATTTCACTATCAACTGTTCCTCTATCAGCACAAGTAATATTGGATATGATGAGAACCAAAGGAGTGCTTGAATGATTAGTGCAGGAAGACTACGATTTAGAGCACAAATCAAGCGTGAAAGCACTTCCGATAATCTTGGCAAGAAGAACAAGACATTTGGAACCACAGTTGGATATTTTCGCTGTGACCTTCGTGATATTGGAGCCAGCGAAGGTGAATTTTCAGAAGGTGTTGCTGCTATTAGATCATATGAATGTCTTGCTCGTTGGCAAGCAGTAGAGGAACTTGGTTTGCTTGAAACCGACCGATTGGTGATTGATGGAATGACATTCAACATCAACGGAATAAGAAATGAAGGAAACAGGGATCGTCTTGCAACAATAGACATCACGGAGGTAAGATGAGTTTACCACAAGCAATCAAAACGATGGTGCAGGGAACAACTGGTGTTGCAAATGCAAATATCACATATGGAACTCGTAATGAGTTGGGAACATTTCCTGCTGTAACAATCACAATAAACAGCAACGAAACAATGGCAATTGGAGTCAAACCACTCAAGAAATGTGAAATTAGCATTCGTGCTGTTGCAGAAACAGCAGAAAGCGCACAAACAATTGCAGAAGCAGTTGAAGCACAATTAGTTGAAGGAACATACAATAGCATTCTTTTTGATGCCATCGTCAAGAAGAACTCGGTTTTGGAAGCATCACCAAATGGATACGGAGATGAAACACTTCCTTTTGTTTGCACCACAACAGCAGAGATTTACTACCAATAAGGAATAACATATGTCAGCAGCATACACATCAGAACTAGCATCAATTGTATTCAACGGCGTCACATTTGACGCAGTTGGGTCTATGTCTATTTCATCAGCAAGAGCACCAATCGAAACAACTCAAGTGGGTTCTTATAATTCACACTTCCTGCCTGGAGTGTTGACTACAGCAATCGCACTTGACATCTATTACAATTACACAAATCACGGAGCATTTACCGACTCACTCGTAGATGGAACCATAGCAGCATTTACATTTACAACCACAACTGGAAGCACCGTAACTGGTTCTGCACTTGTAACTGGTGTAGATGTTGTTGCCAGCATGGGAGACATCGTAAGAGGTTCAGTTTCACTTCAAGTAACTGGACAAATCACTTGGGCGGGTAATGCTTCTGCACTTGGAGGAAATGAAACTTGAGTTTGAAGGACGCACTAACACTAAAGAACCACAAAGTAGTCGTGGATGGAACCGAAGTTCTTCTTCGTCGTCCATCCGTTGCAGACCTTGCCGAAGCACATATGCAGACCAAGAAGCCAGAGACATTTGCTGCTTGGTTGCTTGTAAACCATCTTCTAGACGAGAATGGAAACAAGTTCTTCTCAAATATAGAGGAAGTATATGAATGCGATGGTAGATTTGCAGAACTTATCTGTATGGAGATTGATAAACTATACGGAGAAGGACGGGACTAACTGGGGCAGTAGTAAGCGTTCTGACTGCTGCCAAACCACTAATGAACGCAAAGATTGACGAGTTGAGTGTCGTTTGGGTCAATCATTCAACCGATGAAAACGATTGGGAGACAATAAGTGCGCTACTCAACAAACCAAAAATCAGTTCAACAAATAGCAACCGCTCTAGCGAGTTTTGAAAAGAAGATGCAACGCAAGATAATGCGTAAAGCACTTCGTAAATTGGGTGAGCGTCTTGCACTTCGTATTCGTTCCAATATCTTTTGGAACTCAAAGAAACTACGAAGAGCAGTAAAGACCAAGATCAAATCATACAAGCGTGGTAAGATTATTTGGATGGGAACAGGATTTCTCAACGACAACAGCGATGATTGGCGTTTGAAAGTCAAAGCACACGCTTACAATAATGGTTGGGTTCCATATCCAAAAGGAAGACCAACCAACCGCAAGGGAAAGGGATGGAGAAAGGGTTTACGCCGATTGGGTGGAACCAAGATATACCAGACCGAGTTTGTCACAAGAGTTTACAGAGACACATTGCCACAAGCAACAGAGATGTTGCGTGATGCAATAACAGAGGCAGTAAAGGAAGTCAGCACCATATGAGCAATAAAACACCACCACTTGTCATACCAGTTGTAGTCGATGCATCTGGTGTTCAAGCAGGATTGAACAATGTAAACAATCGACTCCGAAATGGTGTCGCTGGTAGTGCTGCTGGTGCAGCGGGTGGAAACTTTGGTAGTGGTGGTGGTGGTGCTGTTGCTGGTGCTCTTGTTGGTGCTGCTGTTGGAATGTATGGTGCAAGTAAAGGACAATCTCAAGCAGCATATTCATCAACTCCAAGAGCCAGAGGATTGCTTCCTCTTATGGGTGTGCAAAGTGGTAGATTTGCTGGTGGTGGAATGTCACCACGATATAGGGATTTGAAAGGACAAGCGACTGGGTGGCAAGCGTTTGGTGATCTTACTCCAGAACAAAGTGCAGCAAATGTTGCTGAACTCTACAGACAAAGATCAGCACAAAGAGCATTACAAGCACACGAAACTCGCAGACGAAATAGATTGATGATGCGAGCATATAGAAATCAAGCATTGTCTGATATTGGTGCTTATAAAGATTTTGCAGCAGGATTTGGTGGTGCAATGGCAAGAACAGCAGTTGTTGCTGGAACCGCAGTATATGCTGGCAAGAAGATATATGACCTTGCAAATAAGATTGGTGCTGCTGGTAGTGATCTATCTGGTCTTGTTGGTTCTACATCATATGGAAAGATGCGTAATGTTGCACTTCGTGAATTTGATAGACCAAAGAATGCAAGTCCAATTCAGTCAATGTTGCTTGGTGCTATGAAAATGACAGGTGGAAGAGAAACCGCACTTGAAAAAGATGCTGCTGCTATTCGCAAGGGTGTAAGTGGTTTCTTTGGTGCTGCTGGTGCAGCATATGAGACATTCAGAAGTGACCCAGGCTATGCTTTGCTACTTGCATTCCAAGCAACACCGATGGGTGGTTTATTGTCTGGTATGTTTGGTGGAAGTTTTAAAGAAAGTATCAAGACCGAAATAGCATATCGCAATTGGAAAGCAGCAGGAAACTAAATGGCAACACCAGTAAAGACAACAGCGACATATAGAGCATATCTAATGGGAACATCATTTGGATGTGGAGATTATTCCGATAATCCTATGGTTGTTCAAGAGAGTTGGATGATTGATAAACTAATTGCTGGTAAATTAGACCCAGAGCAAAACTGGGTGTCAATGTGTATTGAAGGTGTTGTTCCATACTTTGGAATGTTGTATTCCGATTGGGTTGCTGGTAGACTACCAGCACAATCCGTTACTCCAAGTTTCTTCTGGCAAAAAGCATATTGCAATTCAGTAGAAATGTCAAAGACCAAAGAAGGCAAAGTAACTGCAACATTTGGTTTCATATGCAGACATAAACCACAACCATCCACAGTAGCCAGTGGTTCTCCAGTTGTCTATGACACACCAGTTGTTGAATATGTTGGTGGACAAAGAGAAACAGAGATATTCCGTCAGAATGGTGCATCAACAGTCACAGCACCGCCAGCAGCACTTGATAAATCAGCATCAGATATTGCTGGCGATCCAACAAATAATGGTGGTAAGAACGGTGTATTGACCATAGTTCCACAGATGAAAGTAAGAGTTCGTCGTCAACTTGATGTAAATGTAAATGGTGGCATATCCTCAATCTGCAATTACTTCAAGGATTGGATTGGAACACGAAATAGTGCAACATTCCTTGGTATGGCAGCAAATTCCGTGGTGATGGAAGGAATGAATGTTGTCAAGTTGGAAGGTCCATATTATGAAATCGTATGGGATTTTCTCTTTGATGCATATTATGAGCATCAACAGGTTCCAGAACTTGAGCGTGACAATGTTCCAAAGATGAATGCCACAGGAACAAACTATTCAGATGTTCGTTGGGTTCGTGTGAGTAGAACAACACAAGACCACAATGGAATATTCTTTGCTACTACAGGATATGGAACAGGAAATAGCACAATCAAGTCATTTGCAGAAAAGGGATACTGGTAATGAAATTCTTTCAACGAAATAAGGTTCTTTCTGCCTCAAGCAAGATACGAGAACCATTTAGTCACGGACAGGTTCCAGAACTTGAATTTTGTATGGTCACGGGAGCAACATTATGGATGTCTCCTGATCCAGTTCCTGCAAACAGCAAGTATATGTGGATTTACAATGTGGTTCCTGCAAAGTTGACATATCTTGGAACAGGAACATTTCCCACAACAACCGTAAGAAGTGCAGCAGCAGAAATCACAGCAGTCAGCATTTCCGAACTTGGAAATGTAAACAACATCTATTCGTTTGGTGTTCCTATTGCCGATATTCCTCCTGGCTTTGCACCAGTGAAGATTCCAAATAATACTCCTGTTGTTTGTTGGAAAGGATTTCGTTCAAACAATCACGGCAAGAACATCTACATCATTCTGAATACACAGGCAATCACAGGGCAATGTCCATAAGGATTTCAAATGAGCATACCAGCAAGATACGACATCACACATTATGAGGGAGATACTTACGATCTCACAGTCAAGATTCCAATTGATCTTACATTGGCAACCGTAAAGTTTGAATTAAAACTGCCAAACGCAGGAGCAGCAACATTGGAACTAACTGAAGGTTCTGGTATTGGTGTTGATGCATTTGATGCAATTGCTGGAACAACCACGGTCTATATTCAGATTGCTAGTGGTCAAAGCAATACATTGGGAACAAGCGTTTATTTCTATGATCTAGAAACAACTATTTCTGGTCAAGTAATTACTTGGTTGTCGGGAACATTTGCACAAATCGCACAGGTGACTGAATGAGCACAGTAGTAGTTCAACCACCAAATAATTTATCAGTTACAGTAGAGCAAACCTCTCCTGCGGTTGCAACTATTACCAACAATGTTGTTCTTCCAATATCCGTATACAATAGTGGAACATTTACTGGTCCAGCATTCTTCAACGGAATATCGCAAGTAGTTCCAACTGCAAATCAGATTTCAGCATCAACTGTATCTGGCATCACCACATTGTCAATTCCAAGCACATTCATCACTCCAGATGATGCAAGAGTGCTTGGTGATTTCCGTGTGGATGGTATAAGCACAATCAACGGTAATATGACTGTTGCTCCTGGCTCTGTCTTTACCGCTGATGTGGGTGGAGATTTGCAAGGAACTCTTCCCAATCCAACCGTTCACCGCATCAAAGGATTGGATATTCACAACAATCCAACTAACGGTGATGTGTTTCAATATCTTGCAAGCAACAACAAATACCATTGGGTCAGTCTTGCAACAGCAGGAATTGCTGCTCAAGTTCATACTCACGCTGCATCTGATGTAACTAGTGGAGTGTTCAATATTGCCAGAATTCCAACTGGCACATCAGGAATTACAGTAGCACTTGGTAATCACACTCACGCAGCATCAGACATTACCAGCGGAGTATTTCCAATAGCCAGAATACCAACTGGTGTATTGGCAACTGAAGTAGCACTTGGAAATCATACTCACGATGCTTCTGCTATAGTTTCTGGAACACTTGCAATCGGTAGAATTCCAACAGGGTCACTTGGAACTCAAGTCGCACTTGGAAACCACACTCACGATGCATCTGCAATCACCACGGGAACAATTGCAATTGGCAATCTACCAACAGGAACATCAGGAACTCAAGTCGCACTTGGCAATCACACTCACGATGGTGCTGCAATCACAACAGGAACCATCAATGTTGCTCGTTTGCCAACTGGCACATCAGGAACTCAAGTAGCACTTGGAAATCATACTCACGATGGTTCAGCAATTACCACAGGAACAATTGCTGGTGCTAGATTGGGAACTCACACTCATAGCATAGATGACATCAGCGATTTCAGAGAGAGCAAGATTTATATTGAGACAGAATGCAATGCCGCTGGTGAATTCACCACGATTGGATTGAACTCTCCAAGCAATTTGTTCACAAGCACTTCGTTGGATACTGTTGGACATTTTGGCATATTGAATAGTGGAACTGGTGCTTCAAATAATGCTGTAGGTGGTCTTGGTTCAGCACAAGAAACCGATGCAATTGCATTTGGATTACACAAGCATTCAACCACAGCAATTCTTACAATTCCAACTCTATCCACTGCAACTGATAGATTTCTTATTGAGCACGGATTCAGCGACAACAGACAGGGTGTTCCTGTAGATGCTGCGTTCATACAGTATTCACACGATGTCAATGGTGGCAGATGGTATGGTCTTGTATACAATAACAATATAGCCAGCGTAGTTGATCTTGGCATCACCGTGGTTGCAACAACTTGGTATAAGTTGAGAACAGTTGTCAATGCCGATAGAAGCGTTGAGTTTTATGTTGATGGTGTATTGAGAGGATCATTTGCAGCAGGAACAGCACCTCTTGGTTCTTCTTCTGCAACTCGTCGTCTTGGACTACATTGCACCATTCGCAAGACCGCTGGAACCAATACAAGAAATATGCATCTTGATTATATCAATCTACAGATAGACACAACGAGGTAATATGGACATACAAATACTCGGAATAGCAATAGGTGTAATTGCAACCATCTGGGGAATCGGATGGAAGATTTCAAATTGCATGAACGATATTAGAATAACAGTAGCCAGAATAGAAGCACTATTGCAAGCAACATCGCAAAGACTAGATCGCATTGAGGTAGAGGTCAAGGATATTGACAATCGACTTCGCAAACAGGAGACAAAATGAATAATCGGAACACAACCATAGCGGGTATTGGAGCAATCCTAGTGGCAGTTGGAGCAGTTTTGACTGCTTTCTTTGACGGTGATCCCACCACAAATGCAGACTTTGCCAGTGCGATCAGTGCAGTTATTGCGGGTATTGGATTGATCCTTGCCAAAGATGCGAAGGAATAATGCTTGATAAGACCCTCTTTGCTTTCTTCAGAGCACTCATCGAAGCGATCACAACAAGACTTGGACAGCGATCTACGGCACATGATGGTGCAGCAAATCGCCCTCTTCTTCATCGTGCTGGCAAGCGCATTTCTAATTGGATGCGTAGCGTCAAGGACGGTATTCGTCCCCGAGGACAGTCCGATGAGGATGGGACCAAGAAATGATGTGGTAGTCTATACCTACGAGAATGGCGAATGGGTATTATCAGAGAATAGAATAAGAGTTCCCGAGGGGTGGTATTTGGTTCCACCAAGTTTTGTAAAGGAAGAATAATGCCACTACCACTTTGGTCATATTGCTGTTGCGGAGGAGAAATAGCCAGTTGCTGTGATTGGTGGAATGGTTGCTCACCACCAGTTCCAACTCCAATAAACATTACAGTCACTTGGACATATGAGAAGGTTCGTTATTACAGTAACGGTCAAAGATTGGTCTTGGAATATGAAACTTGGACACTTAACAACGCAAATGCTCTTACTCGCAAGGGATTGGCGTGTAATGACCCACTTGGATATGATGATGGATGCACACAGGCAAATTTTACATATGAAAGTGGTCAGAACTATTATGCTTGGAATGTGTTGAATGATGCCACACTTGATGGATACACAGGAACTATCGTTGGAGCAGGAGCAAATTGCACAGGATGCATCTTCAGCGGTCCTGGAACTACACCAATATGCCAGAAGAATGTTCAAGCGTGTCTATCAAGAACCGATAAGATCAGTGGAACTACTCTTGTTGCAGGAGCAGTATTAGGACCAGTTACTTGTCCTTTTGCAAGAAGTGACAGCGATGTATTGAAATATGGATGCACCAACAAGTGTGGGTGTATTGCTCCATTCATTCAATTTAGACCAGCAGCAACTCAATTCACAGGTCAGTATGAAAGTCTGATGTATTGCTGCAACGATGATTCAAATATTGATCCTGTGCCACAGTCAATAGGAATTCCAAGTTTTTCTCTTGTAGGCAATTGCGGATGTCCAAATCCAGCCAGTTGGTCAGACCCAAAGGAAGGTTGCGATTGTCCAAATTTGGCATCTCCATTTGATGCTTGCACATTTCCCTGTGGATGTAATTCTACAAATAATATCACCACTCTAACTACAGGACAGGATTGTTGGAGTTGGACTTGTGCCAATTATGCACCAGACCCATTCAATCCAATTATCACAGCGTGTGAAGTTTGTCTTGACTACATAGAAAAGTGTGAACAAAATGTCGTGGTGACGGTGGTATAAGTTCAAAAAAGGGTGTAAAATGGGTTGCAACTGCACAAAATTATCTCCAAAACCTCCAAAAGCCAGTTTCTTCAAAAGAATTTGGAACTTTTTCGTCATTTTGACACTTCCCAAACCAAAACCGATGCTATATAATAGAGGTATACGATTGAGTAAGTTTCCAGACGCATCGGAACGGATGCTAATAAAGAACAAGCGGATTCCTAATCGGTCCGAAAAGTAGGGGTGAAGAACCCTTCCCAAGAACTGGAAAATGCTATATAGAGTATATCAGTCAGATGTCAGAACATAATCCGTTAGATCGTATTTTGGTGTTTTACGAGAAACAACACCATCTTCAGACCGACTATCCCCTGAAATGCCAATACCAAGGATATGTCAAGAAGTCAAAGCAGAATAATCCTACGCTGCTTGGGTGAACAGACACCCTAAAAAGGTGATGCGTATAGACGCTACGAAGGGAAACAGATGCTCGCTTTTATGGTTTACACTATTCAGATGAGGTCTAGTAACGGATACGCCACCTTGTAAGAACGAAAAGTTCCCAAGGGAGATGCTCCAAACAATGGTTTCCCTATTCAGATGTTATTGTTCTAATATCATCTTGATAAAGGTCTTATGATTACTATAGATGGTCTTGATGGTCCATTTGATTTTGATGTTGAAGACGATTTAGATGACATTGACGAGATATGAGAACGCATAAATACTAGTGTCCATTCCCTCCTATTGCCGAACCCGTCGAGATGTATGACGGGTTTTTGGCATCTGTGGAAATATCGAAACTTATACATATGATTGTGGCAAACATATTCTAACACGCCACAGAAGGAACGGATATATGGACAACAAGGAATACGCAAGACAGTATATGAAGGCAAGACGAGCATCTGAAACCAAGGAACAGAAATGGATGGATGATGCCTACACCAAGAATGCCATCGCAAATAAACGAAGCAAAGGCAATATGGAGCCAGAAGATCAGAAATCACTCACCGCTCTGTATTACCATCTGACTGCCATCAACAGCATTCTCAAACCATATGGACAGGTCTACACTCTAGATCATATTCAGAACCTCTCTGAAGGAGGTTCACATTCGTTGGATAATGTTCAGATATTATCTCAATCAGAGAATGCAAAGAAGTGGCACAGAGAACGCAAGGAGATGTGCAAGCGTCCATCAAACCCAAGTGACTACGAAACCAGATAAAATCTCCAATCCTTTCGTCTATGCTGATCAAGTAATTGCAGGAATAGATTATTCGCTTCGGTGTCCCGCACTATGCATTATTCCACCATACAGGGAACCATCCACCATAGTGCCGTTTGCCTTTTGCGAATTCTATTTCCTCACAGACACCAAATCAGTTGCCATAGACAAGGGAAACATTCACGGAACTTTGATGGGTTCTTGGAAGACGCCAGAAGAACGCTATGAAACAATTGCAGATTGGACTATTGGAGTGTTGCGAAAGCATAAGTGTATGTCCATAGGACTTGAGGACTACGCCTTTCGTGCCTCCAACCAATCCGCACTTACACAACTTGCAGAGAGCACAGGATTGCTGAAATACTTTCTGCACGAAAATGCAATGTCTTACACACGATACAGCATTTCATCCATAAAGAAGTTCAGCACTTCAAAGGGAAATGCAACAAAGGACTTGATGTATGATGCTTGGTTGAAGGATAATAGCGTTGACTTGAATGAAGCATTCGGCAGAAAGCCAGATGCATCTCCAAGGTCACCAGTAAGCGATATGGTAGATGCCTACTACATCGCCAATCTTCACCGAATAGAAATGTGTGCCACAAATCTAATCTACGAAGGAAAGGATATAGAGCAATTATGAAGGATATAACAGTTGGACAAATAGCAGCATTTCTATGGGAAGTATACCAAGTGCTTGCAATTGCCATACTCACGGGAATGATAGTTGGGAAATTGGTTTCGTTGATATGATTGCTTGGAATAAAGTATATGACCATACCAAACTTCGACCCACGGTGGCACAAGAAGGATTGGAGAACAGAAAAGCGTCAACGCAACGGGACACATCTAGGATGGAAGTGGAGCAGGTTGAGAGCACAATATATCTCCTATTTCCCATACTGTGCGAAATGTGGAATGCTCGCTGAAGAAGTCCATCACATCTACCCAAGATCGACACACCCACATCTGGTATATTCGTGGAACAACTTACTATCACTTTGTAAGAACTGCCACAGAAAGGAACATACAGATGATGAAAATGCCACTTAATGGAATAACACCCTATCCATACAATCACGAAAACTGGCTGAAGAATGTAGAATATTGGAAGAAACATAAGCGACCAGATGATAGGGATGTGACAGAGGTAATGATAGAAGAACTAATGGAAGGAAAGAAGAATGCGATACAGAATACTGAACTACCCACAGACAATAGAGGGATGCCACGATCTAATAAATCTATTGGTCGAAAGACTGAACGAAACAAATAAGATTACCCCCTCCACACACGACAACAAATTCTCAATGCCATTTGATCATCCCGCTGGCATCAACGGAGGTGATCAGAGCACCGCAGAGGGGTGCAGAGGAGGGGGGGTAGGATTTATGAACTTTGAGGGTGCTGGTGTCCCCTCCACAATTTGCAAGAATGTCTGATACTCCCGAACAACCCCCAACACAAGAGCAACTGCGTGAGGAAATCAAAAAGCGCATACTCTCTTACAATCAGGGTATTATCGACGGAAAGATAATTGCCAATCGCTGGTTGTATGCTGCTGCTAAAAGATTTGAAGTCGATCTTCTTCGCACAGATGTGTATTTTGATTGGGATGAAGCAGTCAAACTCAATCAACATTTTGAGAAATTATCACTTGTTGGTGAGTGGTCGGACAAGAAATTCAAACTTCAAGATTGGCAATTGTATGCTGTGACCAACATTATGTGTTGGAAACTCACAGAAGATAAGCGTAGAAAATACAAATTGTGTGTTCTACAAGTAGCCAGAGGTGCTGGTAAGACCACCCTGATGGCAGGATTGGCACTCTATGACTTGATGAATGGTATGGGCAAACGAGTTCATATTCTTGCCAACAATCAAGACCAAGCGGAAATCCTTCTCGACACAGCAAAGACAATCATCAGTCGCTTTGATTGGGAACACGATTTAGATGTCCATTACAGCGATGTAGTTCGTCAGGATGCTGATTGCACAATGACTGCTCTACCCGCTCTGGAACGCTCTCTAGACGGTTTAAATCCATCCTTTTGGGTCGCAGATGAAGCAGCAGAGTATAAGGGACGCTTTCTTACCAAACTCCTCACTACAGGAGCAAAGCGCAAGGAAAGCACGGGTGTAATCATCACCACTCCTGGCTCCAATGGCGAGAATATCTACGGAGAAATCGTCAAGAACTGCGAAGCAATTCTATCCAACGAGATACAGGATGACACAATCTTCTCCCTGCTCTACGGATTGGACAAGGAAGATGATATTAGTGATGAGAAGACATGGGTAAAAGCAAACCCAGGCTTGGGATACGGACAACCAGATTTGGTGAGTTTGCGCCGTTCCTACAACACTATGAAGCAATCTCCAATGGGAATTGCCGAATTCAATCGCTTTCATATGAGCAGATTGGATGAGAACACAGGAAACTGGTTGGATTGCACAGATTACGAGAAAATGATTGATCCTGCCATGACTCCAGAGTTTCTATCCAAAAGAATGTGCTGGTTGGGAGTAGACCTCTCCAAGAGCGGGGATATGACTGCAATAGTCGCTATATTCCCCTTGGATGATGGTAGATGCTTTGTCAAAGGACGCTATTTCTTCCCCAAGGAGGGTTTAGCACAGCGAGAATTGGCATACAGAATGCCTTGTCGCACTTGGGCAAAGGAAGGCAAACTGGAACTCTGTGCTGGACGAGAGATTGACTACGAGCAAATTCGCATCGCAATCAACGATTTCTGCAAGGAATATGATGTCAAAGGTGTCGCACTTGACCCTTGGAACAGCAAGATGTTGGCAGAAAGTCTACAGAGTGATGGTGTGCCAATACAAGCATACCGTATGAACAACAGCACATTTGCCCCAGGCTGTCAGTTATGGCAGAATATGTGGATGGGGAGGAAGTTAATTTTCAATAATGACCCGATTATGCGTAGAGCGTGTGCTGAAGCATATCCAAAGAAAGACATCAACGGGTTCATTCGTCCAATCAAGAGCAGAGAATTCTGCATCATCGACCCCCTTGTAGCAGGAATTATGGCGTTGCATCTATATGGTGGCAAGACAGCATCAATCTATGAGATAGAAGCAGATATGATAAACGGAGCATCTAATGGGTATAGTTGACAAATTCAAGACAAGCGTAAGAGGATGGTTTGGATTTTATCCTACTGGATATTTTCCACCCGTCAACGCTTATGATATTCTTATTGGCACAGAAAATGCTCTGTTCATATCTCCTGCAAGCGCACTCAACTTTACTCCCGTCTATCGTGCTGTCAATCTAATCTCCAACGATATTGCAAGAACTCCTGCTGAATTTGTCAATCCTCTTCTTCAACGCATCTGGGATCGTCCAAACAGATTTCAAAGTGGATATGACTTTCGCAGACAACTGACAATGCAAGCGTTGCTCTATGGCAATGCATTTGCTCTTATTAACCGCAAGAGAAGTGGTGAAATCTACGAACTAATTCCATTGCCAATTGGTTCAGTTCAACTTGATATTACAAAACCAACACCAGTTTACAAAGTAAATGGATATGGTGATATTCCTCCAGAAAATATTCTTCATCTCAAAGCAGCACCACTTGAAGGACTGTGGGCAAATTCTCCAGTTCAATTGTGCAAAACAGCACTTATAATTGGATTGAATCAGGAGAATAATGTAAAGGGTAATGCCGAAAGTGGTGGTCTACCAAATATGGCGTTTGTCACACTTGGACCGATGAATGCCGCTGGTAGACAGGCGATGATAAATGATTACATCAAGAACCACACAGGAAAACACGCTGGTAAACCAATTGTCCTATCAGAAAATGTCCGTGTAGAGCGTCTTTCCTCCACTTCAGTTGCTTCCGATATTGAAGTAGCACGCAAGTATTCCATAGAAGATGTGTCACGCATTTATGGAGTTCCACCAGCATATCTTGGACAAACCACAGGAAATGTCTATGGATCACTTGAGTGGATGAGCAGAGCATATCTTGACCATTGCCTATCACACTGGTTCTCTTGTTGGAAGAGCGAATTTATGCTCAAACTAGACGAAGAACCAGCATTTGACACCGATTTGCTTGTTAAACCACCAATTGCTGAACTCTTTAGTGCTCTACGCACAGGAGTTGAAGCATCCATCATCACTCGTAATGAAGCCAGAGAAATTATGGATTATGAAGAGGTTGAAGGTGGAGATGAGTTCATTCAAGCAAAGAATATGGGAACTGGTGGTGGACAAACCAATCTTGGAACGGATACAAGTGGTGGTGTTGCACAAGGAGATGTAGCAAATGCAACTGGAACAGCGTAAAATATCAGAAACAACAAACTCGGGTAATACTCTCACGGGATATGCCGTCTTATGGGACGCCAGAAGTCGGACAATCCACGAACAAGGCAGAGTATTTACCGAACAAATCGCAAGAGGAGCATTTGATAAATCGCTCAAAGAAGACTCTGATGATGTCAAACTTTATTACAATCACGACACTCATATGCCACTTGCGAGAACTAATAACGGGTCACTTCGTCTATTTTCAGATGACAAGGGACTTCGATTTGAAGCAGATTTGCCAAATACCACGCTTGCAAATGACATTCGTGAACTAATGGCAAAACGAACACTTACTGGTGAGATGAGTTTTGGTTTCTATGCAACCAGAGATACTTGGTCACCAGATAAGAAGGAAAGAACGGTCAACGAAGCACGACTCGTTGAAATTTCAGTAGTAGTTGATGCCGCCTATCCATCAACATACTCTTCACTACGAGAGGCAAATAGAGAAATCACTAATAAGCGGATAAACAACCTCCGCAGGAGAATAAAGTAATGAAAGAACTATACGCAAAGAGAACAGCACTCACCAACGAACTTCGTGGTATGCTTGACAAGTGGGAAGCAACCAACGGAACTTCCTCAAACAATTTCGACGCTGAAGCAAACGGACTCTACAAGGAGCGTTGCGCCAAGATCGAAGCAGAACTTGATATTGTTGACAAGCAAATCGCCACTGAAGAGCGTTACAATCAACTTAAGAAAGAAAACGATACTCCAATTTACGACACCCGTGGTA